AAAATTAAATAAAAAAATAAAATTAAACATGTAAAACGTTTTTTTAAAACTTGCAACGGTTGTTTAAAATACAATAAAAATTTTAGGAAGGTAATATGTTAGAAGAAGAAATAAATCTTAAAGACGAAATTTTATTAGAAAGCGAAAACAGCGAAGTTAGTCAAAAAGAAGAAAATAATAATTCAGAAGTCAACAATAATTTAGAAGATAATAATAAAAATTATGAAACAGATATAAAAAAACTAGCTCAAAAGCTTGCTGATAAAATGGTAGCAAGAAAATTAAAAGGGATGCCGTCAAAAGAGGAAATACAAGAGTTTAAAACTTGGAAATCAACCCAAGACGAGGAGACCGCGAAAACACAAGAACTTTATAAAGAAAATCAAGCGTTAAAATTAGGCGTAGACGTTGAAGATTTAGATTATGTTTTGTATAAAATTAATAAAATTGATGGTGTATTTGAAGAAAATTTAAAAACTTTTCTTAAAAATAACCCAAAATATATAAAAAAAGAATACAAAACAAACTTTTCAAGTCAAAATAATTTTAGCGTTAACAAAAAAAACAATGTAGAAGATATTCTAAAAACGCGACACCCTGATATTTTCAAATAAATAAAAAAAGAGGTAAAAAAAATATGGCTAACCCTATAGGAAACGGCGGGACACATTACAGACAAGAGCGTTATGGTAATTTAATAGTCCCTCTTATGCGTAAAGAATTTGTAGTTAGAAGCAGATTTAGAAGAGATTACGAAGGTAACCCTGTTGCGGGTGCAGTTAATATACCTGTAAGAAATACAGAAGTAATGGTAGCAGATTATAATATATCTACTGGTGTGCCATTAACTCAAAGCGCAACAACTTTTATATCGGTTTTAATAACAAAAAATAAAGCAGTTAATGAAATAATTGACGGTTACGAAGCTGAAGCAGTCCCTGATGACTTAAGAGCGCAACGCTTAGAAAGTGCAGCTTATTCTCTTGGTAACGTATTAGAATTAAACGCTATATTAGAATTAGAAACTAACGGTACAGCGTCGAGTTCAACTGGTTCTGATGTTTACAGCTGCATAAAAAATGATGTTATAACACAAAAAGGTAAAGGGATAAAAACTAATGAATTAGTAATATTTGTTAGTGCTGATACTGAAAGCTCATTATTAGATGACGACAAATTTGCAAATTCAAGCGGGTCTTTAGGTGCTGAATTATTAAGAAGCGGCGTAATAGGTAAAATAGCAGGTGTTGAGGTTGTACCTTGTTATAATTTAACAACTGGTACTGATTATATAGTTTTAGGTACTCCTTGGGCTCAAAGTATAGACGAATGGAAAGTCGACCCAACTATAAACACTTTAAGTAATAATTATATAGGTGCTAGTGCTGTGCAAGGGAGAATGGTATACGAGGACAAATTAACAAGTTCTGATGCATGTTTAGTTCATACAGGCGGGTTCACTAGTTGAAATACAGGTGTAATTTTTGATGGAGCTGGTCAAAGATGGTTGTTTTTGTAGATTTTATTTATTATTCTACAATTTACAAAGGTATATTAGAAAAAGAAGATTTTGATATTTTAGTCGTGCAAGCAAGTAGCTATATAAACGAACAAACTTTTGGACGAGTTACGTCATTAGTTATACCAGAAAAAGTTAAATATTGTACTTGTGTAGTTACAGATCATATTTATTATTATAAAAAACAAAAAGAACAAGGAAATAAAAAGTCTGAAAGCGTAGACAAATGGAAAATAACATATGACACAAAAATAACAGAAAAAGACTTAAAAAAAGAAATAAACGCAATATTAAAAACGTACTTGTGGGACGTTAGAACAATTAAAGGCGTCCCTATTTTATATATAGGTGTTTAAAATGTTTAATCAAACAGTAACAATTTTTAACAAATATAAGTCAAATAGACAAGAATTAGTTGTTAAAAATGTAATAGAAAAAGTATATATGTATGCGCCTTTTGGTGCAGATGTTAGCCCTGAAGGTATGTTGAAAAACGCTGAAGCTATTTTATTGATACCTATGAAAAAAAGGCTCGGGTATGTAGATAATAAAGAGTTCGACGGCGAAGGCTGGACTATAAGCGTTGATGATATAATAATAGAAGGCACAACAATACTGAATTATGATATAGAATTATTAAACAATATATATAATGTTTATAAAATTATATCTTTTGTAACAATAAATTTCAGCGGTTTGCCACATATAAAGGTGCTGATGCGCGCTTGATTAGATTTGTATCAAAAAAATTTGTAGATATTAAAAAAACTATAATAAATAAAATTAATGTTGAAAAAAATCAAAATCGTTTGACTAAAAAAATAGTTGATATATCAAAGCCATATACTCCTTTTAGATTTGGTCGTTTAACTAGAACAGTTAAAACACAAGGCAACGTTATAACTTATAACACTCCTTATGTTCGTTATTTATGGTATGGTTATGTTATGGTTGGTCCTGCTCCTAAACAAGTAACAAACAGATTATTAAAGTTTAGAGGGGCTCCTAAACGAGGTAGGTTTTGGATTGTAAGAGCATATAAAGACAATTTAAAATTTTTTAGAGACTATTTTTTAGAATATGTCACAAACTCAAAATAAAGCTCTTATAACAACTTTTTTTAATGTGTAGCGTAAAATTATACTCCTCAAAAAAAACAAGCTTAAAACGCAATAAAATAAAAAAACAAGCAGAGGCGTTTGAAATTACTAAACTGAAAGCTATACAAGATTATTTTAAAACTTGTCCTTATTTAAATAGTAGCGGTTATATAGATTTAAATTATCTTGATTCTGAGCCTTTTAATTATTCTATAAGTTTAAACGGTACTGAAACAACTTACAGAGAATATACTGATGGCGGGGCTATAAGACAAATTTTGTTTTATTTTACTTTCGTTGTCCCTCTAGATAGAAGCGAAATGTTAAAAAATAGTACTTTTAACGAAGATTTAGACGATTGGATAGAACAACAAAACGACATATGTAATTTTCCGCTTATAGATGGCTGCTTAAGTATAGAAAGCTTGACAACAGGAGAATTAGAACAAACAAGTGAAACTACAGCAGTATATACAAGGCAAATAAGAGTTTTATACGAATATAATTGAAGAAAGGTAATAAAAAAATGTTAATATTTAGAAACAAAAAATTATCTTTTATGAATACAGGGACAAAAGATAGCCCTGTTTATACTAGAATGACTAAATTTAACAGTTTAGAACATTCTAAAAACCCGGTAGAGTACGCTCGTACTTATGTAGATAGTGCAACAGAAGAAAGTGATGTAACTGGTTACGCTCCTAGTGTATCTTATGATTTTGACGAATATAGCGCTAACGTTGTCCACGGACGTTTAAAAACTATTTGTGATGACGAGCTTAGAGGAGATGATGCGCTTGTAAATATTTTAGTAGTAGATACTTCGGCTGGAGTAAGCCCTTACCCTGCTAGATTAAGAACTTGGGCGGTTTTACCTGACAGCACAGAGGGTGGAGTTGGTACAGACAGCAGTAAATATACAGGGAGTTTTGAATCAAAAAGTTCAATAACTTACGGTACAGCCGTTATAAGTGCAGATGGTAATACAGCAACATTTACAGCGTCCGTAACAAATTAAAAACTTAAAAAAAGAGGTTATAAAAAATTATTACTATACTTGGGCAAGAATTTGATTTTGACATTATGGATGTTGAAACAATTCAAAAACTTGAAAATATACAAAAAGATTACATTGATAAAATAGAAAACAAACAACATGACATAAACATTAAAGCAAGTGAATTTATAAAATATAATTGTGAAGTTATACACAGTTTTTTTGATTATTTATTTGGTGAAGGTTCAGCAAAAAGAATATTTGGTGAAAAAAATAATTTAAGATTGTGCAATTTAGCTATATCTGAATTATTAAAATCACAAGAGGACCAAATAAAAACACAAAATGAATTTATATCAAAATATACATCAGAAAGAATAAATAGAAACAAAAAAATAAGATAATGAATAATTTATTAATTGATGAATTACCAAAACAAATAAACGGGTTAAAAATAAATAGTGATTATAGAATAATGATGATGTTCGAATGTTTAATAAAAGACAACAAAGTTAATAACTTAACAAAAACAATTCAATCATTAAAGTTATTTTA